ATGTTCAGCATTCGGCCGACTTCCGTTCAGAAGGTGTAGAGATTGCATATGTTAATGGGTATGGCATCAATATCATTAGCGACTCGACTGCTAGCAGTCTTTTCGCTATTATTGATAAGTTCCATTTCTATAGTGGCAAGGGCGGCATTAATTTCCAGGGCCTATATGGGTCAAATGTAAATATGTTCGCTCACGTATCCAATTGTATAATTGATACTCCATGGACATCTCCCGGCATCAACATACAGGATGCTCAGTATATCAATATCAATAATATTTACATATCATCTAATCAAAGCAATGCTATTCAAATTTCTGGCATTGGCGGCTTTGTAGAAATCAGCAATTCAAATGTTGGCGGATATAACGGGGGCGTTGCCGGTACATCCGCCTTGTCTATTCAGGCTTCCGGAGGAAACTCTCCAACCGACATTTACGTCACAGGGACAATTTTTATCGGATCAAATTATAGCATTCAGATTGTCAGCGGCTTTAAGATACAATTTGCGAACTGCGAAATTGGCTGGGCAACTAGCCATGGTGCATATATTAGCGGTGGCGCAAATCTGATATCATTTATCGGATGTATGTTCGCCTCTAATGCTAGAGTTGCCGGAACGAACTATGACCTGTTTTGGACAGGCACTGGTATTATTGATGTTGTTAGTTGTACATTCTATACTTACGTTAACGCAGGAGTTGCTGGTTACGTCGCGGCATCTTGTAACTTTACGGCCGGAACATCAAATGTTAGTAGTTGTTCATTCCTCAATAACACTACTACTGGGGCATTCGCTACCCGCCCAACTTATGCGTCAAGCAATATTAATGATTCATTGTCCAACTTCCAGAAGCTGGCTACATCACAAGGTCTGATTGAGACTCCGAGTAATGCCAGTCCTGGTGTTCCGGGTAATGGCGGTACAATTGCGACGGCTAATGCTACTGGGTCACGATGGTCAGCAGCTTCTCCCGTTACGGGCATTATATTGGCGCCCGGAACGATCGATGGTCAGAAGTTTACAGTCATCAATGAAGGTGCCGGGTCACTAGCATTTGCAGCTAGTGGTACATCGAACGTCGCGGATGGTGTATCTGATATTATCCTTGGTAATGCGGCTCGGACATATATTTGGAGCGTTCATTCCTCGCTGTGGTATCCTGTTTCATCGCCGGGACAACCTGCTAAGCAGTACTTCGCCGCGTCGCCGGCAGCGGCGCTTTCAATAACGAATGACTCTGTCTGGCGCATAATTGCCGGCACGACGGTAACGTTCACTGTGACGGGCGCGGGTAATGTGACTATGACAGCAGCAGTACAGGGAAGAATTCTCGTCGGAAACACGGCGGTTAATGCTTTGCTTTCAATTGGTGCTTTCCTGGATGGCGCGGTACAGTCTAGCCTGCCGTCATATAGCCTGCAAGCGCAGAACTCTGGTTCGGGAGAGGCCGGTTCCATAAATGGTATATGGAACTTTACCGGGCTAGCTCCAGGGCAGCACACCTGCTCTATTGGATCTTGGTTTAACGGCACAGCTACCACTGGGCTTCTAGGTGCTGCTGCTAATTCCGTACTAGTGGATGCTTAGGAAGAGGATAATATGAGTGCTGATGCAGCGGACGCCGGAATGGCGAATGGTGCTGCGCCCGGAACGGGTGACGGCGATACCGGGCAGCTTGAGGGGCAGCTCGAAGGTGAGGGGCAGGCGCAAGGCCAGGAGGGCGAAACGCCTGACCCGGCCGCCGAACTCGCTCATTGGAAGGAGATGGCGCGGAAACATGAGAAGCGCGCCAAGGAGAACGCCGCAGCAGCGGCGAGGATGAAGCAAGTCGATCAGGCCAATATGACCGAGGTCGAAAAGGCCGTAGCAGCCCAGCGCGAAGCGGAACGCGAGCGCGACGAGGCACGCGACATGCACTCTAGGATGATGGCTGCGGCGGCCAACGACCTACCAGTAGAACTCATTGACTTCCTCGGCACCGGAACGGAAGAGGAAATCAATGAGCGTGCGGAGCTACTCGCCAGCAGCATCGAAGAGACCGCTCAGGCGATAGCGGAACAATTGCTGAGCGATAAGATCGCGTCAGGCGAACTTGTCGTCGCAAACGGCAACGGCCGGAACGGCCAGCCTCAAGTCGTACCGGGTCGCCCGGTCGAATCCCTGCGGGCTGGATCAGCCCCCGCCGGAACGGCGCCAGCAACGCAAGAGCAATGGTTCCGCCAGCTGCTCCACGGATCATAGCGTCGCAGTAAAGGCTGTGACGGGAAAGGCCACTTAATGGCGATCTACAATGAAGGGATCACCCGAACTCAGGGCGCTCCCGACCCTCTCGTGCCGCAGCCTCTAGCGACGGCCATTATCCAGGAGGCACCGAAGCAGTCCGCTGCGCTCAGCCTCATGAACAGGACAACCCTGTCATCGAAGACCCAGCGCATGCCAGTGCTCGACGTACTGCCCATGGCGTATTGGGTCGGCGGCGACACAGGCATGAAGCAGACGACTCAGCAGGCGTGGAAGAACGTCGTCATGGTCGTCGAGGAACTGGCCTGTATCGTGCCCATCCCCATCGCCTATCTTGACGATGCGGATGTGCCGCTCTGGTCGCAGGTTCAGCCGCGGATCACAGAGGCGGTCGGCGCGCTGATCGACTCGGCGGTGTTGTGGGGTCTCAACAAGCCCGCGACCTGGGGTGAGTCGGTGTTCGTCGGCGCCACCAAGTCCGGTAACACCGTCATCGAGGGCACCGGCGTTGACCTTGGTGTTGACGTGTCAACGCTGGGCGAGCACATGGCCCAGACCGGCTACACGCTTAGCGGCTTCGCGGCGATGCCGGGGATGAACTGGAAGCTGGTCGGAATCCGGTCGGCGCAGGGCATCCCGATCTACCAGCCGGACATGACTGGCAAGCCGGGCGGTACCTTGTACGGGTACCAGATGTCCGAGGTCAACAACGGTTCCTGGCAGATGCCGACGGCGGGCGCGATTATGCTCGGCGGCGACTTCACCAAGGCGATCATCGGGATGCGCCAGGACATCTCCTTCAAGATGTTCACCGAGGGCGTCATATCGGACGACACCGGCAAGGTCATCCTCAACCTCATGCAGCAGGACGCCGTGGCCATGCGGATGGTCATGCGTCTCGCGTACGCGACTGTCAACCCGGTCACGATCATGGAGCCCACTACCGCGATCACCGCTCGCTGGCCGTTCGGCGCGGTCCTTGGTGTTGGCACCACGCCGCCTACTACGGGCGCGATCGACGTCAAGGTCGGCTACCCGACGACGGGCGGACAGCTCATGGCCGGCGACACCGGCGGTGCCGATGTCCAAGCGCTCTCGGACTGGGAGCAGGGCGCTCTGGAGGCGAAGAACGAGGCCCTGGGCGATGATACCCGCGAGGAATACCAGGCGAAGCGCGCCGAAGCTGTGGAGCGTAGCGTTCCCGGCAGCCAGCCGCGTAGTACCGGCCGTCGCGGTACGGGTCACACCGGGACTACCGGGAACAAGGAGTAGGAGGGGAAATGACTGCGTTGCCTGGCCTCGTTACGCCGGATGATATTGCGGCGAGGCTAGGCCGCAGCCTCACCCAGATCGAAGCAGGACGGGTCGACGGTATGATTGCGGATTCCTCGGCAATCGTCCGCAGGTACTGTCGTCGTGACTTCGCGTACTACGCGACGGACACGATCACTACGACGGCTGACGGTGGGATTATCAAGCTGACTTCGTGGAAGCCGATCGCCTCGATTAGCGAGATCATCGCGCTCTCGGGTACGCCGGGTATTCAGGACATTCCGGTAACGTGGTACCATTTTGATGCCGTCGACAAGATCACGGTATTCAACCCGTCGCTCTCGGGCATCATCAATCTACCGGAGATCTGGTATGAAGAGACGTTCTGGTGGGGCGGTAGCTTCAAGATCACCGGGGCGCACGGATTTGTCGACGTACCCGGTGACGTCGTAGCAATTATCTGTACGGCGATCACGTCCGAGCTAGCCACGCCTACGCAGTCCGCGACCCTGATGAGTGAGTCGGTTGGGGCTTACTCGTTCTCTATGCGTCGTACTTCTGGCGCGGGTCTGAACGCGGCGCTAATCGACGCCGGTATGAAGACGGCGCTTTCGGATTACCGGCAGAGCATGGCTACGATGAAGGTGAGGTTGTGATGTCTATACCTACCACCTTCCAGAGCCCGGTCTTTCCGTACGGCGTGACTGTTACGCTTGTCAAGCGAATCCTTTCCGGGCAGGACGCAAACGGTAATGACGTATATACAGAGAAGACTCTTCAGGTCCCCAATGTGGTGTTCGTACCGGGTGGCGCTTCAGAGAATCTGGTCTTTGCCGACCAGACGAATACGATAGAGCAATTTTACCTGCCGTGGGGTACTGACGTTAATGCGTACGACGCTATCATCTTCCTAGGCATCGAGTACGAGATACAGGGAATCCCTAGCCAATGGATATCTCCGTTCTCTGGGCGTCCCTCGCCTATCCGGGTTACCGCAGTAAAGATCTCTGGAGTGTCGATCTTATGGCCGCGCGGCGTAGGTATGACCCTAGTATGGGCAGGAAAGTAGAGTTCGTGCTGAATCATCGCGGCGTCGGGATCATGCTAAACTCGTTCGAGATGATGGAAGCCCTACGGCCGTTCGGCGAAGATATCAAGCTGAAGGCGGAAGTTATCGCTCCAGTTTACGAGGGAAGGTACTGGGGTAAGGATACGAGGTACCCTGGACGCTACAAGGCCAGCTTCCATATCCGGTCGCGGCGGTACGGAGGGTCAAAGGGCGATCGGGCGCAGGTACTCGTCTATAATGATTCGCCAGAAGCGTTCTGGGTCGAGTACGGCAATAAAGGCAATGAACCGTATCATATTCTCCATCGTGCGGCGTTTGGTAGGTGGGGGAGATAATGAACGCGACGATTACGCCATTCCCTGACCCAGAGACAATGCTCATGTACGCACTCATCCCAATTAACCCGTCGACCTGGCGGTTTGTTACTATTCTGCCGGCTGGGGATTCCCCGGACATCGTTGTGCGGTTCAGGCGTTCCGGTGGCACTAACCGCAATATTGGAATTGACAGTCCTGTTATTGATGTTGACGTCTTCGGACCTAAGTCTCAGGTTGGGACTGTGTCGGCTGCGGCACGAACTATACAATCTCAGATACTGTCGCTCGCTAGCGCGGTCGTCTCGAATGGAGTTATTCAGCACGCTTTCACCGTAGTAGGTCCCCGACAACTTCCGGAGGTGAACCAGAACTACGTCCGTTACAACGCAACGTACCAACTTCAAACTCACGCATAGATTCACCTAGGAGGGTGAAATGTCAGAAGCTAGCACCGAGCGCAAGTCGCGCGGTAGCAACCGAGACGCAGCGAATCAGTTCGATCTTCCTGTTCCTCTTGCCGGCCTCCCGGCGCCAGGCACCGGTCCCTACAAGGATGACACCCTGCTCTACGCGGCCGGTGACGTCGTCGTCTGGGTCGGGTCGCCGAACAACGCAACGCCGCCGCTGGCGTTCGAAGACCCCAGCACGCTCGGCACCAAGGAGTACGTCTGCATGGGATGGGTGGACGTCGCCGGGTACATCTTCAAGCTTGACGAGACCATCAAGGACATCCCGGCTGCCGGCATCCTTACGCCCGTGCGTTCGATTCTCACCGGCGGCGTCAAGACGGTGCAGTGTACCTTCCTGGAGGCGCTCAATCCGCACGTCCGCGCTCTGTACGACGACGTGCCGGTCTTCCCGCTCGCTACGTCGCCGCTTCTGCCGCCAACTACGCCGGTCGCCCCGCTCGCGGCAAATCAGGTCGTGTATACCCTGCCGGACCCGCCTGGTGACAACAGGTATTCCCTGATCTTCGACAGCATCGACGGCGTCAAGCGGCAGCGCTTGTACGCGCCGTTCGCTAAGGTCACGGCGCGAGGTAACGACCAGGCCCAGCAGGGCGACATCACGATGACGGACATGACGTTCACGTTCTACCCCGGAATCATCGGGACCAACAACAATGCCGTCGTTCAGCGCACGATCGACTACGGCAAGGACGTATCGGCGTACTTCGCATGACCGCCGACGAGTGGACGCCGGTAGATCAGGCGCCAGACGACGATGTGCCGGTCGATGTCGACCTCGACTTGCTGGACGAGTCGCTGCGCAAGGAGCGTGTCGGTCAGCGGATCACCGTGCGACTTGCGGGTCACGTCATCCATATCCAGCATGCCAAGGACTGGTCGTCAACGGCCATGCGCGCGGCGTCTGGCGGGGACTGGGATACCTGGGCGCGGGAAGTCATCGATAGTGATGACGAGTTCGTCGCCTGGGTCGACGCAGACCTACGCAACTACCAGGTCGAAGCAGTCTTTGACGAGTGCGGCCGACAGTCCAGGATGAATATGGGAAAATCCGGAAAGCGCTCTGGATCACCGAGAGGTTCCCAGAGGCGCTAGAAGCGGACCTACAACGCTACTACAACCTACCGATCACTAGTCTTGGCGCGGATCTTTCGTGGCGTAGGCTACTGGTACTCGTAGAGCATCTACCACCGGAGGGTGCGTTGAATACCGCGATTCGCAATGCTACGCCGGAACAAGACCTGGCGCAGGCGACTGGCGATGCTTCGCGTGCTCCATGGAGTACTCTTGAGTCACTAGTAGCCGCGCTTATCGATGAGGTTCGGCAGTTCGCTTGGATGTACACGGCCGTACATGCGAAGAATGCTCCGAAGAGGCCAGAGCCGATTCGGCGTCCAGGCAGCACCGGAAGGCGTCATGGCGGGAAGCTCATGCGTATCAGCGAGATCCGGACGCTGGACCCGCGTATGCGCGATATGAGTGATGACGAGATCCGCGAGCTGTTGAATAGCCCGGCTATGAGGGTAGGTTCGTTATGGCTCGTGATACCGAAGTCGGTAGCGTAACTGTAGGCGTCGTTCCTGATGCTACGGGTATCGAACAGAAGCTGAAAGACCAGATCGTACCCGCCGCAGAGCGTGTCGGTGAAGAAGCCGGCAACGAGATGTCGGATGCTATCGAAAGTAAGATGACGGAAGGAGGCAACAAATCAGCTAGCAAATTTGAGACGTCCTTTAAGACTCGCCTGAAGAAGGCACTCGATAACCTGCCGGACGCAAAGATCGAGGGCGACGTCACGGATGTCGAACAGAAGATTGAAGAGGTCCGTGCGGAGATTCAGTCTCTCTATGCGCAGCCTTTGATTGACAAGGCTGACGCGGCCCGGTCTATCGACCAGATTATGCTTAAGGTCGCGGCGCTGAGGGCTGAGGCGGCTAGTGGTATTGACATCCCGGTCGACGTCGATACGCAAGGTATGCTCGCGGATTTTGAGACTGCCATTTCCAAGATTCGTGGAAAGGCTATAACCGGGGCACTCGTTCCCGGCGGCATGTTCTCAAGAATTCCGTTCAGCGGATCGGCTGCGGATAAGGTTCTTGCGGCCGCCCAACAGCAGGCAGCTGCTGCGGCAATGCCATCGATGAGTGATATTTTCATTGAGGCCAAGGCGCTACAATTCGCCAGGGAACAAGCAGTAAGACGGCCATCCTTTGCTAATATCCCGCTTGGGATGAACGAGATAGTCCAGGATATCACTGGCATGGGGCCTGCTCGTGCGAAGATGTTCGAGGCTGGTACCGGCGGATTGCCGGGCGTCATTCAGGGCGTTATCCGTGAGGCTATGCCAGCTAGCCCGTTCGGCGGGGCAAGCTTTGTGGCTGCCATGGATGGTATTCAAAAGGCTACCTACTCGATGTCCAAGGAGGTCGAGCTATTCAGGAAGCCGGTTGGCGATATCGTCAGGAGTTCCGAAAATCTAGCTACTAGCAGCGAAGGGTTCGGACGCCTGCTGAGGGAGATTGCTCCCAACCCGACGTTTGGTTTTGGTTACCGGGATGTCGGCGGCCGACGGGTTTGGGCCGGTCAAACGGCCCAAAGGGCATTCAGGGGCATGGGCGTTCCCGAGGGTCTTCTTCAAGATCCTGGACTTGGAGGGTACCTTGGCGGGGCGCGGTTCGCTGCCGGTCCTGATGCCATCAGCGACTTCTCGAATCAGTTCTCTAAGGATCTTGTCAGGCTTGAGAAGCCGATGGGCGACATCGTCAAGTATTCCGCAAACCTGAATAGTACCGGCCAGGAACTTGTCCGGATGACAGACTTTATCAAGCAATCAGATTTCTCGAATCTCGCCAAGAGGGATAGCTTCTTCAAGAAGATGACTGATGCCGTTGCGAAAGGCTTCAGAACAGGACAGCAGAGTATTGCCGGTAGACTTAGAGGGCTGGTATCTCGTGGAGGTGCGGCGGCTCCGGTCGATACCGGGATTCCGGAAGATGTCATCAGCTCTATCGAAGCGCGTTTGAAGAGTGGCGTTCCTATTACCGGTGAGCTAGGTAAGTTTGCCCAGTTCCTAAAGAGTGATGCCGCTAGAGCCCTAGGCACTCCGGGTCCTGTTACTCCGGAGATAATTGACGCTATCGAGAAACGCCTGACGACTGGTGTGCCTCTGACCGGCGAGCTAAACAAGTTCGCAAGATATATAAAGCTTGATGCTGCTCTAGGTGTCAGGCGCTCGCTTGCCGATCTGATTCCGAGGTACGGCGCAGGCGGTGGAGATATACAAAAACTTCTCGGGGAATTTGGCGGAGGCCATAGACCTGCCGCCACCGAAACTCTGCTCAAGGCGTTCGGCACGGGCGGTGGAGACCTTGAAAAGCTATTGGCTGATTTCGGTGGCGATATCGGTGGCGCTGGCGGCGGCGGTGGGGGCGGCGGTTTCTTTAGCAAGATTAGCGATTTCTTTGGCAAGATTCCCGGAGCGGGATCTGGTTTGCTCGGAAAGGTGCCGTTCGCTGGCGGGAATGCATACGCTGGGGCCGGTATTGGCGGGGGAGTCCTTGCCTCGCTTCCGTTTATCGGGCAGATGTTGTCCGGTGGCGCGGTTACCGGACTCGGCACGGGCCTTGCCACTTTGGGCATTACCGGCGCGATTCACGGTCTGACTAGTGCCACGACGCCGGCTCAGATTAGCGCCGCCAGGATGCAGAGTCAGTCGGCAACTCTCGCAACAGCTGATGCGCAGGCTAAGCTGAACGCGCTGATGAAGAGCGGCACTGCTACCGCAGCTCAGCTAGCGCAGGGCCATTTGGCCGTAGCGGCGGCTCAGGCCAACCAGGCTACCGCTAGCTCTGCCCTTGCTGATGCGATTGCTAATAAGATCACCCCAGCTCAGCAAGCGATGAGCGAT